AATCACGCAACTTTTCGTCAAGAACAAGAACGCGTCCGTTATCTGGATGCTTCAACCCCTTTTCGTTGACGTATTTGTTAATCGCACGAGTAACAGTACTTCTCGAAACAAGTTCTCCTTGTGGGAGTTCCAAAAATGCTCTAAGCTTTTCGGAAATAACCTGTTTACGATTAAACCCGTTATTTTCGGCACGCTTTGCCGCCTTTTCACCGTTCGGGTCGTCTTGCTTAGCCTTGACCTTTCTAACAATTTTGGAGAGTGTTTTGATATCGTTTCTGAGAGCGGAAATTTCTTGGAGCACGGTTTCAATAGACATTTTTTTATATATTACTTAAGACATGTATCTTTAAGTCCGTTTTTTAAACGATATATATGTACTGAGAATAAGTAGGGCAAATATTAAAAATACTGCTAATTCAAAAAATTCATCTATACGTGGAGTATAGAGATAACCAAATGCATATGGCTGTCTAGGATTGATGTCATTATCATCAGCTGGACATCCACCAGCACAACACCCTGATTCACATGGAATTATATACCCCTTTTTAACTGTACCACACGTCTGTTCATTGTGTGGACGTGGTGTATCATAATCAGCATAACATCTACATGTATCTTCACACTTCATATTTATTATATAGGTAATATAATAATGGACGGGAATATTTATTCAGATGCTGCGATCTCAAAGTTCATGGATAAAAATTTATTTTTTAATGACTCAACTTTAAAAAAATATTATGAACAGGATGATTTAAAAAAATTTAGAAATCGTGTAAACCGTGTACACTCTGATAAATCATTTGAAAAGATTGTGTATGTTCTAGTTACCGATTCTATACGTGATATTATTTACGAAATAATAAGCGAAATTACTGTGTTTTTAAAACCAATGGGTGATGTTATTATAAGTGGTGGAGAGGCATTTAATATATACGTAGATCGTTCCGATAAGGTTATAACCAGTGATATAGACACGAAATTTGCACCTCGTATGAAACCAGATGAAAAATACTTTGGAAAACTCCAAGCTATCAAACTTCTTTTATGGAATAAATTAGGTGAAATTTCGAAAAGGGTAAATATACGCATACGTAATCGCATATTATCCAAAAAAGATAAAATTGGTAAATTTATTGGATTAAAATTTGATAGTAAAAACCCATATGTAACTCGTAGATATAGTTTAATAAAAAAACGAAAACAAAGTAAAAATAATCAACCTTCAAAACGTAATGTATTTATTGATGTTGAATTATTCGCATTAGATTTAAAAATACGTTGGTATTCACCATCAAAAAAGCGTGTAGAACCATTTAATCTCGGTGGAATTTTAGACATTGCATTTATGCGCCCAAATGAATTTGGATATGAAGTTATTCAAACTCGTAAAAGAGGTGTCACATATAGAAACATGAATACAAATAAGACTGTTATTGATAATAAGATATATGTTGCGGGTAAAACATTTTTAATTGATGATATATACCTTATGCAGAAACTTGGATTAAGACCCGAAAAGAAAGAGAAAGATAGACAACGTATGGTTAAATTAGCTCGTATAATAACTAAAAAACAAATCAAAGCTTCTGAACCAATGGAAAAAATATTAAAAATAGTACATAAAACACCTAAAACACCATCTAAAAGGATTTCATATGTTAAAACACCGAATATATACAAAGCGAAACGTGTAAACCCTTCAAAATACAAGGAATTTACAACAAAACCATCAAAGGATAAATTAACAAAACAAATTATATACGGATTAGATTCTTCAGTACGCGATATAAATATACCAGGATTTAAACAGTCAAGTGGTGTACAACGTTTTAATACAAACTCACTTACATGGAAACCTAATACATCCCATTCATATATTAAAAATGAATTCAGTTTCAGGCCAGATAACACATTAAACCGTGAAATACCAAAAAACATAAAAATGGAAGAAACACTTTATGGTTTTAAACCTCAAAGAGATAAATGGGTCCCAAAACCCATCCTTGAAAAATCAGCTATGATACCATTCATTGGTTTAAAGAATTGAAACCAATATAATATACATATGATTTACAGCACATTATCCAAAGGTGAAGATGGTTTATACCATACAAAAGCATTAAACGACGAGAACAAAAGGCATTTTATTCAATTGAATAATTTAATCATCACCGATGTTGATGGGGAAACAGGTGAAGTATCTTTTGAACTTACAGGGGAAGATAATCAGGATAAAATCGATTCTGTTCATGTCGCAAACCTCAATTCGGCATTGGAAAATAGTAAAACATGGTTTGGAAAAGAACTCGCAGAAAAGACCATTACAGGTGCTTACACCAGGGGCGAAACTCTTGTGACCGATCGTATCTCCGCAACACGTGTATACGATCATAACAAGGAAGCAGTTACTGAAGAACTTGTACCAGGTCTGACATGTACCGCACTCATTGAATTTTCAGGACTTTGGTTTGCGAAAAAAGCATTTGGTCCATCATGGAATCTCGTACAATTGAAAATTCACGAAGAAAAAATTCCAGAACCAGAAATCGAAGAGGAGGAAACATATCCAGACCAGTACATCATTGAAGACACAGAATAAAAAAAATTGTTGATAGTATATAAAGATGAAGCTGAAGATGAACAAAGTCTCACCAAGACAGGTCTTGATTGCGCTTGCGATCGCGGTTGTGATATATATCATGTTCGCCAACAACACAAAATCCACTTATTCCGTCGAGGAAAGCATGTTTGCCCCATCGGGTTCCGTCACCGGACCATCCGGACCAGGATCCGAATGCCAAATGAAGGCCGGTACCGGTCTTGCGTCCTCCTTGCTCCCACGCGAAGTTGCCTCCCAAGAAGACTTCGGTGAATTTGCCCCAGAAGATGTCCTCGCTGGCCAAAACTTCCTCGAGCCAAGGCAACAAATTGGTTTCCCAGAAACCGTCAGTGGCGCCCTTAGAAATGCTAACCAACAAGTCCGCGCCGATCCACCAAACAATAAAGAACCATTTGTGTGGAATAACTCCACTATCGCGTCCGACACTATGCGTAGACCATTGTGTTAAATAATTATTTAAAGAATACAGGTATAATTTATATATAAAATGTCTCAGGTGACACCTACAGACGAACTCTCGAACAGCGTCTCTAAATTGGTTGAATTAAGCAAGCAAATTACAGAAGCCCGTGAAGATATTAAGGTTTTAGTCCAGGCCGAAAAATCTCTTAAATTACAAGTTAAAAAACTCATGACTGATAATGGTCTCGATGTAATTAACCTTAAAAAAGGTAAAATCTCAGTCCGTAAAAGTTCTAGAAAAACGGGGTTAAACAAAACCTCAGTCAAGGAAGGTCTTACATCTTTTTTTGATGGAAACGAACAACAAGCAGAAAGTGCCTTAAAGGTTATACTCGATAACTTACCAGTAAAAGAATCTACTTCACTCGCCCTAACAGGTATCAAAGAAAAGAAACAAGAATAATAAATAATGGTTTGGAGTCAATACGTCTACGAAGCCACTCACGGTAATGAAGCAGAACATAGCGATAATGAATATGAAGTCAATATTGACGAACCTTTACATATAAACGATTGGGAAGAATATCACCACGAACATCTTCGTTATATGTGGGGGATACTACAACAGTACCTAGACGACGCAGTTATGTCGCATTTTATTTTAAAATTTGCAAACTACGACGATTTTGTCGAATTTTGCTTTTATAATTCAGAATATGGTTCTTAGATAAATATGTAATGAATATATATACAAACATGCTCCCAGATATCACGTCTCAAAAAGTAGCAATTCCAGCATCTCTTTTTTTAGCACTCAGTCCAGGTATCCTTCTCAGAACAGACGGTTCCAAAATCGCATTCAGAGATGGGTTTACAGGCAGGACAGCTGTTATGTTCCACGCTCTCGTATTCTTTCTCACGTTCTCCCTTGTCGCCAAAGCGATGGGTCTCGTTCTTACCAAGACAGATCTTCTCGTATCCACATCTCTCTTCCTTGCACTCAGCCCAGGTATGCTCTTAACGCTCCCACCAGGCTCCAAAGGCGTCTTTATGTCCGGGCAAACAACTGTTCCAGCAGCAGTCGTTCACGCCGTAGTATTTGCGGTTGTGTTCGCTCTTTTGCGAAAGCAATTTCCTCAGTTCTATTAAGTGACATGTCCTATGAATATCTTATTATAGGGCCAGGTGCTATGGGTATATTTTCCATGTTAGGGTACCTTAAAAGTGTTGAAAACACTTTGCAAAATGTCAAAGGGTACTCAGGTGCTTCAGCGGGTGCTATTATATGTACTTTCCTTGCACTTGGATATTCAGTAGAAGAAACGGTATATAAATTACTTGAACTTGATTCAACTAAACTTGTTAAACTTAATTTAAAGTGTTTTCTAAACGCATACGGTTTAGTAGATTTGGTACCTATACGTGAACATCTCGTTAATTTATTAGGTTCAGATCCAACGTTTTCAGAAATAGATAAAACACTGTATATATCTGCATTTTGTGTAAACACGTCGAAAACCGAATATTTTTCAAAATATACTCACCCCGATATGAAAGTCATAGATGCCGTATGTATGAGTATTGCTGTACCGTTTATATTTTCATCGTTTCGACATAATGATATGGTTTATGTAGATGGTGGTACACAGGAAACGTTACCAACAGCACCATTTCTCGATAAAAAACCATACAAAATTTTATGTATTCGTATGAAAATGGAAACAGAATTTATAGAGGAAATAAAGAACCCTAAACAATTTGCCGAAGCGCTTATTTCTTCAACATTAAACAATAGAAAAAACAATCTTATAAAAGAAACCAAAGTTGTTGATATAGATATAGGTCAGGTTGACCTTTTTAATTTTAATATGTCATACGAAGACAAGTTTCAAATGTATACAAAAAGCATATCGCTATAACTTTTTTGTTGGGTTATATCAATATGGACGCGTGTGATCCAGGGTTAGATATTAGAAATCTCAGGTCACTTGTTAAACAAAACACGGGTACAGACCTAAAATTGTCCAAAAATCAAATATGTGAAGTATATTCATATATACAGGGTGGTAAATTACCATTACCACCATTGATTTTAAGTAAAGATGGTTCGTATTTAATAGATGCTAAATCACCATTAACACGGAAAGATTACGATACACTTTTTAAATCCACTTCTAAAGTGGACGATTTAAGAAAAATTGCGAAAAAAGTTGGTGTAATACGTTATGCGAATAAGAAACTTACAAAACAGCAGCTTATTGATATAATTGGTAGACGTTTACATGGATTGAAAGTATATGAACCCATAAAATTAAGATCAATTCAAAAGAAACAAATTGAAAATTTCAATAATGATATAATTGCGTTTAATGAAAACGCCAATACTAATAATGTAAACAACTTGAACAGTTTGAATAATGTAAACAATGTTAATGGCACAAATAGTTTGAATAATATAAACAATGTGAACCGTTTGAACAATGTAAATAAAGGAGGTAATAATTTAAATAAGGTAAATAATGTTAACCGTTTGAATAATGTAAATAGAGGAGGTAATAATTTAAATAGAGTAAATAATGTAAATAGAGGAGGTAATAATTTAAATAGGGTGAATTATACAAATTTTAAAGCAAAAAATCAAACGAGGCCACGTTTTTTAAACGTAAACCATAGAAAAACACCTACCAGTACCATTACCACTACCAATACAAAAAATTATAAGGCGTTTACAACGAAAAAACCAAACAAACCTACATTTTTGAATAAAAATTTCATAAAAACTAACAAATTTATATCAAAACCGGGTTACGTTTTTAAGAGAAATAATAAGGGTTTGGGTATGTATAAAAATAAACCACCCGTCCAGGGTCCATTAGGTCCTCCCACCCCTGCGCCTACACCCGCACCTGCACCTGCGCCTGCACCTGCACCTGCACCTGCACCTGCACC